CCACAATGGCGCAATCATCGCCACCAACAGTCCTATTGGGCTGCCGTCCTTTTCCGCAATGAAAACAGTTGCGTTCGTTATTAGCCATTGGATTGTGGTTCGTAATTCTTCTTCAGTTGCAGAAGTAAAGTCCGCATATGGCGAGAATGCCACGAAATCCTTGGCCATTGCGAGGAGAGCATCCTCATCATTGGCGGTAGCAAAACGAATCATGCCAACCTCCAAACGCTAGAAATGTTCGTATTCACTACGGGCACCTCACACCTCCTCGTATGGGTCATAGTCCTTCGGGCGTGGGTCAATCTTCTCGCGCACCTCGCGTGGCAATTGCTTGGCGACCGGATAAGCGAACGTCAATGCCAGCGAGTCGGCGATGTCCGGGCTACCACCGCCCTGTAGCCGCTTCTTGATCTCGTCCTTGCTCTCGAGAACGCGGCGACCGACCTGGTCGTACCAGAACGTCGGCGTGGACAGTTCGGCCTTGAGCGTGTTGTCATCCGGGATCGCGCCGCCGTTGTCAATCCATTCCTTGACCAGCCACCACATTTCGGCTCGCTTGTTCAGGAACAGGTTCGGCTGGGTCGCCTTGCCGCCGAACGGCACCTCAACCACGAAGTAATCCAACTGCCGCAGGCGGTCGATGACACCAGCGCCGGCACCGGAGTCGATGAACACGGCGTCCGGGTCGCGGTCTTCGATGACGTTGGCGACTGCCGACGCCAGTTGCATGTTGTCCATGCCCTGGTAGATGATCGGGTCTTCCATGCGCAGCCCTTGCCGCAGCACGATCACGCTGCGGTCATCGCCGAACCTGGCCGGATCGACGCCGACGACCAGCGGGAACTCGAGTACCTCGCTGTCCTTGTACTCGCGGCCTGCCGCTGTCTCGGTATCTGACAGGCTGATGAGCTGATCCGACCCGGCTGCGCTGAAGTCACACAGATACTCTCGCGCAAACGCGGCCTCCGGCATGTCGCGACGCAGGCGCTCGACCTCGTCGCGGTCCAGCGCGTCGGTGTCGTTGACCGTGTACCGGGCCGCATACCAATCAGGCAGCGTCCCAGCCCGGTAGAACAACTCGCTGAACAGGTTGATGCCCGCCGGAGTGCCGATGAACATGGCCCAGCCTTTACGGTCTGACAGCGCCGGCTGGATGATGTCGTTCCAGACTTCGGGCTTGATCTGGGCCACCTCGTCAATGACGCAGCCATCAAGGCGCACGCCACGCAGCGCGTCTGGGTTGTCTCCACCAAACAGGCGGATCGTGGCACCGTTGCCCTTGAACGTCACGGCTAGGTCAACCTCGTTGATTTCGACGCCGCCATACCGAAGCATGGGTTCAACCTTGCGCTTTAGGCGTGCCCAAGCGATGGTCTTGGCCTGCTTCAGGAATGGCGCGACGTACACAAAAAACGGAAGCGGCAGTTTGCAATTCACCGCATAGTCCAGCAATTCCATCAACGCCAATTCAGTCTTTCCAGCTCGCCGATGCAACGCTAGTACGTTGAACCGCTTGCGTTCCTTGTGGCATCGCCGTTGCCAATCCCTCGGCGTGTATTGGAACTCCACATCAACGCGGGACATTGGTAATGACATTCATAATGATTCCGCCGCCATGCTCAACGCCCACTTTGTCGCCGTAGCGGTTTGGGTCCCACTTTCCAAGCAATCGCAACGCCGTATCAATTTGCAACTTCTTCCAATTCAGATCCAACTGATCGGTTGGTTGAGAACTGGCGATGTTTCTGCAATCATCTGCAATGGCATCAAAACCGCGATTGCGGGCTTCCTTGAAGCGTAGGGCAAATTCGGCGTCTTTTGCTAGCCAGTCGTATACCGTTGTGAAACAGGGCCTACCTGGACCGCGACACCATGCTCTCAATGACTCCCCATTTGAAATGGCTGCGATGATTTCATCGGCAACCCTTGGCAGCACTGGTTCAGGCGGCCTGCCGCGAGGTCTTTTCTTTGCCATTGCAAAACCTTTCTGCTGCCCATTGTCGCAACCTTTTACGGGCTTCGCCTTTACAACATTCTATTTCAAGCATGCACTCAAGCATCTTTTTGGCTTGGAGCATGTTTCCTGCCATTGCCGCTTGCTTTGCAGCCCATGCAAACCATCGCTTTGCAATGAATAATGGCTTGTCTGAATGGGTATTCAGGATGCTGGCATTGGCGATTCTGGTTTCAATCGCGCAACTTGGTTGATCTCCACCAGGTGCCATGTTAGTCAAAGTATTTCCGAACCGCGCTATCCAATCCCGTTCAGCATCTTTCCAGTTGTCATCATCGCATTGTTGAAGCACTATTGCACCCACTTCCCTTCCTGCTGCAATAACGGTTCTGATCCAAGATTCCTTGTGTTTGTTGACTCCGCGATGATGAGTGGAATCACAAACATGCTGTTTCAATCTAACCTGTGGTTTTTTGCTCATCCCGATGTAGCGAATAACTCCATCGCCAGCATGCAACCCATAAATGAAACAGGTGTTACCTGCGCCTCCAGGCATGAGCGATTTGCCCACGTCGCTCGTATCGGCAGATTTTGATGACTGTATCTCTGCGGAGGTTGAACATCTTGGCGAGTCGCCGGTATCCGATGCCTTCTTCCTCGTGGAGGTATCGGAGTCGCTGGACGGTTGCTTCCGGGATCGTGGCATTGTGGTGGGTTTCGCCTATGCGGTCGCCGCGCTCGTTGACGGCGACTACTTTCGCTTCTTTGCGCGGGCTGGCAGGCTCTTGAAGCTGCTTGTCTTCTTTGCCCATTTCTTGGCGATCTTTGGGTGTTTCGCGTACATGAAACGCTGCTGTGCCTTGGACTTGAATGGCATCACTTCCATCCCTTCTTGAGTTGCGCATATGCCTTTGGGCTCACGGTGGACTTTGACTTGGATCGGCTGGTGCCGGCCTTGCGCCTGCGGTTGATGTTTCCGACGAGAGAGTTCTTGGTTTTCTTTGCCATTAGCCTTCCCAGTAGGTGGTTTCTCCTCGTCGGTAGTTCTTCAAGTCTTCACGCTTGCTCGGGTTGACGAGGTGCTTGTCCGAGTAGGTGACGTAGTTATTCGGCAGCAGGGCGAACTGGCCTGTGTCCATCTCGAGCAGGTTGAGCGGCTTGTGTTCCTGCGGGTAGCGAGAGAAGCCGTCTGTCCAATCGATCACGATTCCGGTGTGCCTTCCCTTCCATCCGTACTTGATCGTAACTACCTCGAGTCCTTCGAGATAGTGCAGATGGAGACATTCCAAATGTTCGCCCATTCCGCCCCACGGTTCCAGGTCATGTCGATCGTGCCAGAAGCCGCCATCGTCGGTCGCCAGCAGTCCGTGCATGGGTAGGCCACACCAATGTGCTCCGCTCTCGAGCAGGACATGCGTCATCAGCATTTGGCCTGGTCGTGAATAGACAGCGTGCCAAATGCCTCTGGTGGTGCCGGCAGGCATGCCAGGCCCGAGCAGGTGGTTCGGTACGGTGACGTACAGGTGAAACGGCAGGTTTGCGTGGCGCGGCATCAGCGTCTGCTGGTCTTGCCGCTGCACTTCCACTTGGCGCGCGAGAGCCGCAGCGGGCTATTTGGGTTCTTTGCTGCTGCCGGGCTGCGTTGCATTTGGCCCCAGCTACGGGCGCAGTAGGCGTCGCCCTTGGCGGTGCCTGGCTTGATCCGGTCGCCGCCGCCCTTGGCCTTGCCGGCCTGCCCGTAACTGACCCTGTTGGTGCGCCCGGTCTTCGGGTTCTTCACGACCTTGACGAATCGCTTGCCTTTGGCTGGCTTCATGGTTGTCCTTTCGTCGGAGGCTTGGATGTTCCGACTCGGCGGAACTGTAGCACAAACAATGCCCGGCCTATCGCATCTCCTGCGGCCTGGACCGTCGCTTCATCCAATGCCGGTACAGCGGCGTGAAGCACTTCGTGTGCGATGACGGATGCGAGTCGCTGCTGCGACAGGTTCCGTCGCACCCGGATGGTTGGGTGCGGTCCTGGTGGGTGGTCGCAGTCTCCAAGCCAGTCCTTCGGCAAGTCTTTTGACCGCACAAGCTTGATCCTCCAGCGCCTTCCGTTGATCGTGAGTCTGGCTTCATGTTGCACGGGTCAACTCCGCTGCTAGGCGATAGTTCCCTTGTGTGCCGGCAATGTGCAGGCGCATCCAAACCGCACCAAGTGTCTTTGGTGGGAGACCCTTCTCGCATGCCCATCCACCAAAGTGGTCGCCATGCTCATCTTTGTAAGTGCCAATCCTGCAATGTATTTGCTCATCAAGCACGATTTCAGCCTGGCCTAGAAATTGACGCAGGCGTTCTCGAGCCAATGGAACGATCCAGTGGTGGTGGCTATGCCCAGTGATTACAAGGTCTGCATCCGGGTACATCGACGCATGCCGGCGGGTGTCAAGTACGCCGTGGCTGGCAATGGCTCCACCGCCGGAACCGTGGAAGGTCTTGACACGGAAAGAGAATGATCCACCAGACTGCGTAATCAGCCTGAACAGCACATACCCGCCGTAGCCGCTGGAATACACAGGGCACTGCGACGCGGCGCTCAATCCTGCGCACAGGCGCTCCGTCAGATCGGTCTCGTGACGTTTGGTAATCGCTGTCTCGTGGTTGCCTCGTCCGATGCAGACGAAGCGATCCGCATATGGCGCGTAGAACTTTGTTGCCTCGCGGACAAGGGCATCAAGGTAATCGCCAGACTGATATTCCTCCCGCAATGCAGAGCGATCAGCTCTCAAATCCCAGCGCCCTTGCATGGCGCAAAAAAGATCACCACAGTCAATTGCTCCACCCTTGCGCTCGCGTAACTCATCTAGATGGTTGCGCTCCAGTTCCTGATTTGTGTGCGCATTGTCATGGTGCCGATCTGAAGCCAGCAACCCATGCCACTCGAATCGATGCGGCGTATCGGCAAGCATCGTGACCCGGTGGATGTTTCGAGAAAGTTTCTCGACTGTCCACTGCGTTCCGGGTGTTGATCCATCTCGCCAATAGTGATCCTTCAACTCATGTCTAATGCGATCACGGTCGCATTCGCGAGTTGAGGTTCCCGGCTTCTTACGCGCCACCCTTGACCTCCCACCGCTTCAGGTGCAGTTCAACTCGAGGGTTCTTGGCATCGACCATGATGACCATTGGCAGGTGCGTCAGTGCCGAGTCATCCTCCAGCA